ACAGGTTCAATAGCAATGTCTAGGTATAGCTCATTTCTATCAATTCTTGCCGGAGTGTTGTTACTTTCATCACAAACTACTAGATAGTCGTATAGTGCTCTCAAGCCTACTAGTTCTAAACATAAGCTCTCTGCCGCATTCTTGATTTCGTCTCTAGTGATCTTATCATTAGGTTCGAACAAGTATGGTTTAGCAAGTTTCTTAAGTTGGCTACGCATATAGATAACCAATCTTGCTACGTTTACTCTATCAAGTGCTGACGCATTTCTTGCACGAGTTTTTTGACCGTATGCTACCAAACCACTTCCTGTTAAGAATGTAATTGGGTTAACACTGATACCGTATAGTGTATCACGCTGGCCTTCGTTAAGTGCAATACTTGTAAATTCGCCTTCGTCGTTTACATAACCAGTTGCTGTTGCGTTAGTAATGCCACCGCGTCTTGTACCTGCTGGTGCAAACCATGGGTAAGAAACTTGGTCACTCAATACCATAGTGCGTAGCATCATGTGGCTTGGTGGAACAACAACATTATTACCTGCGTTGTCACTTGTAAAGCCCCATGGGTAAAATATACCTAAGTACACATCTCTACTTACTAGACCGTCGTCGTTATCTTCAACTGCTAGATTAATGTTTTGTCCCCACTCGTTAAGTGAAGTAGCATCTGAAGTTAGTCTTGCTGGTGTATCACCAATAATGAATGCGCTTAATGCACGATCATAGTTCAATGTAACCATTTCGCCAATTAGCTCTGGGTAACCTGGGCAAGCCATTACGTTGAATAAACGTGTTTCATCGTCACGGATAGCATCGTTTGAGTTAACCATTGCTTGTAATTGTTGTACAACAACTTTACGCTGTGCTTTGCGACCAAATGATCCGCTACCGTCTTCTTGGTTTCCTGATTCAGTAACCCAACGATGTGGATAGTATTGATCCATTGAAACGCCGCCCATTCTGTCGTTATCAGCAGTTTGGTCAATGTAGTTGCGCTCAAAACGCTTAACATTAAATCCACTTCTGCGTAAGTTGAATAACAACATACCTTTTGGATATAGTGCTGGATCTGGAGCATCAAAGTCAACGTAATCACTTACTAAAAGATCTTTAATGTCTGTTGGTTCATATGATGAAGCAGTCTTATCACCGCCACCGTTTGCCCAACGTGCATCAGCAAAGATAATACCGTTTTCAGTTGTTTGATCTGAACTGTCAACTAGGATGAACTTTTGTGCATCTTCGCTGTAACGATAAATCTGTGGGTAATTTTCTAGGTCTGCTGTGCTTACCCAAATATCACCTTCTTGTAAACTTGTAGTTCCGTCTGATTGTGTTTCGGGCTCACTTGCACTAACAATTGGACCGTTTACGTCACAGTTTGAATAGTCAGTAGTACCTGAAACAAAGTTTCTGTAACCAACCCAACCGTTGTCGTCTTTGATCATAATATCAATTTCGTCAACAACTGAACTGTACCATAGTTCGCCGGCTGCTGTTAATGATGTTGGAGCATCTGCTGTTGCTTCTGCTGAAAGAACGTCCCAGTTAGATGCAACCAAATCAAACACGCTATCACCTGTTGGTGCAGTGTATAAGTTAGCAGTAGTTCCTGCAACAAATCCTAAATCAGCTAAAATACCGTTTGTATCAACAATACGGAATTCGCCGCCTTCTGTATGCTTAAGAACTAAACGACCTTGTGCATCAATTTCTGCAACAACATTTTCTAAACCCGAAGTGTTTACTGCATTTGCAATAAGTTCTTCGTTAGCATCTGTTGTAGCAGTTGCAACAGTAAAGTTAACGTCATAGTAATCAAGCACTAATGCTGAATTACCAATTAACCCTACTTCGCCTGCTCTTGTTTCAGCAATTTGGAAGTTGCCTGCGCCTACTGGAAGTGCTGTAGATGCAACTGCATTACTACCTGTAATTGAAGTTGCGCCTGCGCTTTCTCTGCGGTACATTCTAAATGTTGCTAAAGCATCTGATTCTTCTTCTGCATTACTACGAACATAAACTTCACCAACAGCAAGGTTTACACCGCCGCCTGCTTTGTCTAGGTTATATAATGCGTCTTGGTTTGAATCAAAAATTTGTACAACTAGTTCTTCCCAAAGCAATGTGCCTTCGTTCCAAAGTTTAATTCTCCAACGTGCGCCACCGTTTGGTTCTGTAGTTTTAATCCAAACAGCACCAGTTGGTCCACCAAATGTTGGTGAAGTGTAATCTCTACTTTTCCATGCTGGAGGATTTGTATGTCTACTAATTTTCATTGATGGTGTTTTATAAGTAGCAGTTGATCCGCCTGTTGGAATAAGTCCTAGTGTTTCAGCAATACTGCTGTCATTGTTAATAACAACATCAGCACCTGTTGAATAAATTTCAAGTGTGCTGTTGCCAACTACTGCGGCAGTTACACCTGCCGGACCGTTTTGGTTAATATCAGATGCTAGGTCTTGAATGGTTGCAGTCATTGTAACTGTTTGGCCATTAATATCAAAAGTACCTGCGCCTGTAGTAGTTAATCCATCTGATTTAGCACTAGCCCAACTTGCTTTCCAAGCACTTGATCCTACTGCAACCCAAGAACCTGTTGAGTTCTTATACCACAGTTTGTTGTCGCTGTTAGTGGCTACAATAGCATAATCGCCCTTAACACCAACTGACGCTTTTGGCTGACCGGCAGCAACTTGCGAGCTGGCTGTTATTACCAATGGATATTTTGTAGTAAAGACTTGACCACCGTCTGCAACAGAATCACCGTTCCATTCTTGGACACCAAATGCTGTAGCATCAGTGTCTAGCCAATAAGTTCCATCTTCTGGATAATCGGCAGGTGCATCTGCTTGTGGGTTTAATTTATCTAAATCTAAATCTGCACGGACAACGTAAGCGCGGTTGCTTACACCTAATACTGAATATGCCGCTTGCAAACCGTATTCGTTTAGTTCGCCTGCGTGTATTGGGTTATTGTTATTGTCAGTGTAAAAAACTGGATCGCCGAATGTTTCGGCTAATTCTCTCTGCGATGTTAGCAAGTATGGTTTACCTGCGTTTGCTTTTAGTGTACCTGGTGCAGTACCAGTTCCACTTGCATTTGTTTTATTCTCGGCAGAGGCAACAAAAATCATTGGAACCGTGCCCGGCTCCGCTGGTGTGTAAAAACTTTCGTCTATTACTTTGACCTCTACACCTGGTGATGATAGTGCCATGTTCTTTTCTCCTATTGGACGCTATA